GGGATCGTCTGTGAGTTTCTTCTCATCAAAGCCAACCTTGAGGTAGTACTTCGATAACATGAGCAATGTCCCCAGGTAAGATTGCCGGAGATGGAAGGTGTGCTTTTTCTTAAATATTCTGACCAGACCCTTGGCTTTGATCTCAAACTTTACCCCCTCACTCAGGAGGGCTTCTACTGCTCTACTTTCCTTTTTCAATTCCATATATCCCTGATTATCAGAAGATTACCCCCTACTCCCCTAAGGGTGCAGGGGGCTTTCCTCAATTTACAATGACAGTTGAGAATTGACTATGCCACAGGGACAGCAGTCATCTTGGGCTCCAGAGCCTTGGTCGGAGCCAGAACGGTGCAGGCTACCTCAATAAGGAACAAGCCCTTCCTTGAGAAGTCTGCGTTCAGTTTGGCTACCATGTTGGCTCTGCATACGGTGAAGATCAGACCTTTTTTGGGGGTGATCTTGATGGACTTCTCAATAGTTGCCTTGGATGCCGGAGCCTCCCATGCGCTGCCGTTCTTGGTACCACCAAAAACAGCCACCAGGGTGTCGACATCAGGGTTGGCAATGGAGAAATTCAGCTTGATATCCCCAGCCTTGGTGCTGGTCTCAACCGGATCATCGACCTCCTCCACATAGAAAGAAGTCTCCTCAGGGTCTGCCTCAGTGAATTTGCAGGTATTTTCGTAGGTGTAGCCGAGTGTGGCAAAGGTTGTCCCCACGCCACCGTCACCCAGAATGTCCGCTACCTGCACAGATGCGAGTCCGATTGTGATAAGTGCCATATTATGTACCTCCTAATTTTGATTGATTAAAAATAAAGCCTGAGTTCCAGACGGAGATTCACAAAGTGCTGATCCGTCTCCGGCACCTCAAGCAGTGATTGATTTACGATCCTGTAGTGGTAATTCTGAGCCAGATCGGTGTCTTGGTCAAGGGCTGCCACTACTATGTTGGTCAACTCCCCCAGTCTGTGAAGGTCTGCCACCATGTTGGTCTTGCCTGCGATGCCCACAGCCTTGTCAGGGACAAAGATGTTCACATTGCAGACTGCAACCTGGCTCTCATCAAAGGGCAAAGTGCCGACCACGATATCCTCATGTTTGCTGTCCAGAGGTCTCTCAATCTGGTAGACCCCTCCAGTCAGGGTTGTCCCGATGGCTGAGGTGACCAGTTGAAAAAGGAAAGCATTTGTATCAAAGGTGGTTTTCATAACTTCTTGCCCAATTTTGCCATGATCTGTGGCAGTTTCTGCTGTGCGTACTGTTCGGCAGATGCGAGCACATTCCGGTGGTTCGCTGCCTCAACATAGAGGGCATAATCCATGCCTGCAACTACGATGAGGGCATACCCACTCTTGTATTGTTGTGCCAGTTTATCTGCCAGCGATTTACCCTCACTGAGCCCCGTATTGCCGCTTGAGACGGCTTTAAAGTTGCTGGTGAGGACTTGTCCCCGTACTACCACAACGTAGCCCACACTGCTTCGGAGATTGCCTGTCCTGTCAATATAGTCCCCATTGGTTCTTGCCTCATTAACGCACTGCTCTCCCAGGTACTGCAGATTTCGGATGATCACAGCCTCTATCGCCTGTCTCTTCTTCTCCAGATAGGCTGCGATGTCCCCTTGTGTGAAATCTGGCTTTAAACCCATGTCCTGCAGTGGAGTTGATCTCTTGAGAACCTGAGGACTTTACCCTCAAGCCTGACTACATCTCCGTTCAATACCCTGACCAGAGCCCCCTCATGCAGAGTGGGGCAGGTCAGAGGCAGTTGTATCAAAGAACTGGTTGTTGTTGCCTGCCCATCAGCGGCTGTGATCATCCTGTTGCCCCCTCCCATGACAAAACTCTCATCCCTGCAGGAGGAGATGTCAACCCACTCTCCAACTACATCAGAGAACTCCCCAGTGGTGCCCAGAACAGAGTCACCGACCTGAAATTCCTGCAAGAGATATGGATATTGTGTCACCATCTGCTTGAATGATCATTGATTTTGGGTTTGGGAACCAGCGTATTGTCGATCCCAAGGTCGATGCAGAGCATATTGTAATACTTTGCAAGGCTCCCAGGGTTGTACTCCACGCTGAATCCCCCCTCACTCACTTTTGGTCTTGCCAGCAGGGAAGGGATAATGCCAACCATGGCTTTCTTGACCGTAGCCACATCGCTGGAGGTGTAAGTGGCTGAGGTATCTACCCCAGCCTCCACCTCCAATGCTGTGATCTCGTTGTCCGAGATGCTGTAGCCAAAAGTAGCCAGTTTGGTGACAATATATTCCTTGATGGTCATGGCTGGTCAATTATGCTCCAAGGAGCCAGGTAGCATTCTTGGTGTCGACCAGATACATCCTCTGCGAAACGCCAAGGACGGGGATGGCATTCGCCATACCAACGGTGCACTCGGTCAACGGTTCCTCATTGGAGTACTTCTTGACCAGGGTGGCTCCCCTTCTTGCCTTGATGGCAGGAGAATCGGTGATCTGATCCTCAGCCAGCGGAGCATAGAAGGTGTTGCCCAGAACCAGATCCGGCACAAAGACAGCCACATTGTCGGCAAAGGGATTCACAGCAGTTCTGCTGCCGTTGATCTCGATGTTGACGTAGGTGTCGATAACCTTGATCTGGGGAAGTCCAGCCCGTGTCAGGGCAGCATTCACTCCCTCCAGGTTGGGTTCCAGAGCAGTGGAAGTAGCCAGTTGCAGCCATGTGGCAGCGAATTCAATGACCTGTGTGCAGAGCAGGAAATCATCGAAGGTGTCCTGATTCATCAGGATGTACTTGATGGGATATCCGGCAGCCTTGGCTGCTTTCACAACGGTCTTGATGGTGGTGATCGGTGCTGCAGTTGCGCTGGTAGTCCAGGGAACAGAAACACCTGATTTGTGGGTGGTTGGTACCAGGAAGTCAACTGCGACCTCCGTGACGATACCAGCATTGTTGGTCTTGCTCAGGGAGACAACACCCTGCGAAACAGCCTGCAGAGCAAGCCACTCCAGACGGGCATTGACACCTTTGAAACAGAACTCCACATCATTGAACACCCAGTCGAGCAGGGCATTGCCCCCGTCAACGGTCTGGGCATAGTTGAGCAATTGGAAGTACTCGTTCAGATCGGATTCGGTCTTGTCCCTTGCGATGGCGATCTTGGGGATATCCCCTGTCAGCCTCTCAACGATCTCCCTGGTCTTCCTGGGAGCCCGTGAGTCAAAGGCAATCACATCGGCAGCCACAGGCACACCCTGCTCTCCAGCAAGGGCTTTCCATGTCAGGGTTGGTGTGAATTTGAACGGAAAAAGAGTCGGAAAGTAGAACTCGTTAAGGGTCATCTTGTTCAGGAATGCCTGCATCCCTTTCTCATTCAACCCCTGAATCAATGTTGCTTTCATGTTTTATCCTCCTATGGGTTGAGATGGGTTAAACGAAGATGAATTGAGGCAGCGCAGCCTTGACGCTGGCATTGTATGCCGGAGCAACAGCCGTGTTGACCGTTCCCCTGATGATGCAGTCAACAGCAGGGTTGCTGTTGGCAACGATATCGATGGCATGACCAGTGAGACCTACAGGGGTGTATTTGAACGCTGAGTCGGAGGCAGATTCTGCCAGAGCCTCAAAGATCACATCACCTGCAGTAAGGGCAACTCCCAGGGTGGTGCCGATGTTGACGGTGTCATAGTCGGCATTGGTGGTGACAATGGATGCAATGGCATAAGCGGCACCTGCAAGGAGATCGGTGACGAAATCACCTACCTTCAGATTGTGCCCTTTGACCACCCTCAATGCCGTAGCACTGTCGGAGGCATTTGCCTGCATCACAGCCTGCTTAACAACATGGAACAGCCCGTTGGTGTCCTTGCCTACAGGTGTTCCTGCAGGAAGGCTGGTCTGGGTCAGTTCAGATGTTGCAATCACAATGCCACCAACCCAGTCCTCCAGTACCGTCAGAAACGGGATCGGAAGAACGGATTCAGTAGTTCTTGTATTTTGCATGGTTAGAAAAGGTTGAAAGTTAAACAATTAGAGTTTCTTTCCTCCCAGTCCAGCAACATCAGCCTTGGCAGGGTCTGCAGGGAATTTGTTGTCAAGGTAACTCTTGACCCCATCCGTCAGCCCGTCCTTGTCTGTCTTTGCGGAGAGTACAGGTGG